GCATTAGCATTGTCCCAACAGCCTGCCCGGTGGTGGACATGACAGCGCTTCCGCCAAGACCGAAGTTCCATGTTCCTGTACCGCCAACGGTAGTGCTACCCCACAGTAGACGCATACGGCCAATGTAGAGCTTTCCGCTAATCAGATATTCACCATCGATAGTGCCATTGCCTAGCACTGGAGCCGTACCCGATGTTGTCCATGCAGGGGTATACGGTGTCCATGGTAATGACAGTTTCAGAAGGCTCAATAGATCAGTGTCGGTGACGTATCCACCCGCATTGAAGCTCATTTATGACAACCTATTCCCTAGCCCGATTACGGGGAAATCGTATGGTAGCACTGGAGCGCTAGCGAGGTGTGAGCGCGCCACTGTCCCAAGCTGTCCTCTCTGCACTGTGAAGCTTTGAGGAGAGCTAGCCCCCGTGATGCCGGTAACCTTCATGACTTCATCGTCTACCTGTACGTAATAGAAGAACTGAGCATCTGCACCGGTCTCGAATATACCAATTCCCTTTTGGACAGAGAGCGTGAGCACTGAAGAGTTATGGGCTCCATTGAGGGTTGCATCGGTCCATCCGACACGGAAACCGTTAAGCGTATTAGTACTGTTCAATACGGCTACCTTTTGGTAGGGACCATAGGGCACGCAATTGAATGTGATCTCACGAGTGAGATTCCAAATCGTTTCGGTGTAACCCATCACCAATTGACGGAGGTCTCCCTGTTGCATCCATATAGGATTGTTCTGTGAGATGAACACTCGACAGATGTCCAATAGGGACGCGGCAGAGAACATCGTCGCATCGTTTTGGTACGGAGCCCTGTGTAGCTCAAGTGTCACACTCGGTACACGCTGCTCATCCCATGCGAGAGCGCGGAGTGTCCACTGTGCTTGATTAGCATCGGTAGTACTGGGATAGAAATTGAACGTGTAATCTCCGCGTGCCTCGCCAGCATTTGCAACGCTCTTACGTCCCTGTGTGATCTCAAATACCTGACTACGTTGCCCACTAGGCTGCGCTACGGTCAGTGCATTCTTGAAAATTTGATCATCATTGGTCGGCAGCAATGAACCACTGAAGGGTTTAGCGGTGTAATCAAAGGTGATCACCGGTAGACGGTTCCATATGGACAGTGAGGTACGTAGTGCAAAACCTACGGTGTCTCGTGGCTCGTACATGAAACCGTGCTCAGTAGCCTCACACTCTTGCAGCAGGGACACAAAGGACGAACGGGGTTGCTGTCCCATGAGACTACAAATGGGCACCGAGGTTTGGTAGTCCGTCGATACTTGCCCCCATACTCCCTCCTCTGCGCACAAGCGGATGAATCGAGCTACCGACCGTTCTCCCTGGTATGCCGCGACCCCGCGCTCATAGGGTGTCGAGATAGAGAGGATATGCGGGTTAGTGATGGCCGTTGCGCTGCTGGCCCAATTACCTATCTCAATTTGACCAATAGCCCCGCCGATATCGGTAAGTACCTGCATACCGGACGGACTACCGTACCGAACAGCGAAGACATCAGAGGTACCGTTGTTCTCATAATCATTATCATCATTGAGAAACGTAACCCCTAAGGTCACAGTGGATGAGCCAGTAGTACCGTTATCCACAATGGACAGCTTTAGAGCGAACTGCCTTCCGTTGACTCCACGGGAACCGAACGAGTCTGCCCCCGTGTCATACAGCGCTGTTCCGTCTGTGTCTACGCCCTGTACCTGTAGCGAGCCCCCGTTAACGTTGGTGTATTTGACTACCCAACGGTCTACCGTTCCCGTGCCTCGCGACTGGTAAAGCGTGACGATATTCGACGTTGCCGGCAATCCAGCCTCAGGCACAAAATACAGGCAATTGAAATGCTGATTACCAAGCATATTGACAGCGGCGTTATCAACGTTGGCTCTAAATCCGGCCGAATTCTGCGTCGCGGTAAAGATTGGGTCGCTACCGGGAAAGCCTGAGTACCCAGCAGGCTGCATACCCCTGATTTGTAAGAGGTCTGGTCCACCCTTGATCGCATTCCGGAACAGCACGGCCGGCTGTGTGTCCTCCAGCGGGTAGTACGAAGCTGTCCTACTCCGATAGAGCGCACCCAGCACAGAGCGCGTGATAGGGCTCGACACAGGGCTATTTTTGCTATTGATCCGTCGAGTGCTCCCGTTAGCTTCGATACGCACGAATGCATCTTTACCTGAGTTATCCCACTCCGGTGGCCATGACGGGATTTCGCCTGCAAATCGAATTTCACGGATATACAGTTCTTTGAATGTGACCGTTTGCGAGCCTGCGTTAGCCTGAGCGAACACGCCTGCTGATCCTTGCTGCTGCTCCAGATTCCGTGCTGCCTCTTGATCATCAGTAGTGCTGTGCGAAGCGTCGCACCATGAGGAGATCAGCCATGTGGCGGGCTCATCAGCAGCGGTACCTGTCCACACCTTGACTTTGATCTGTTCGGTAATGGATAGAATCATCCAATAGTCAACGCTAGGGTTATACGTACCTCCTGTGTACCGGAAGTAATCAGTACCCGCATACGTCGCACCATCGCTAATGCGAGTTACGTTGACTTGATTTGCGGCAGTGTCGATGTATGCCGAGATACGATCTCCACTGTCCATGCGCTTTGTGAGCCCCATGAACGTATCCGCGCTAGCCGACATCTTGGCTTGAATATGGACGTCACCCCACCGGCCGGATGTAGCCGCTTGACTGGTAGTGGACGTGACCAACGTGAAGGCACCCGGAACAATGTCAAAGTTAGCGGCAGTACCAGTTATGGAGTACGTCTGTCCACTGTTGCCAGTGCCCATACCGTTAGCAACGGTGCGGTTAAACGTGTCCGTGAGTTTGTGGGTAAGGATGCGGCACTCGGTGTACGGGCCGATCTTTCCGAAATTGATTCCATTCTGGTTAACGTCAGAGAAATTACCATCTGCATTGTTCAGTACGAAATTGCATCGTGAGGGGGTGAAAGCTGTCTGCTCATTGGCCTTACCTCGGACAATGGTGATCTTAGCGCTACCGCGTACGTTGCCGGTAAAGTCAGTCCACCCATCACCCTTAAGTTTGACCTCTAGGAACTTATCGATAGACATGGATTAGCCTGTCTGTCCGAAGTATGCCTGTGGATCGCCGGCAGCATCGATACGCACCCTAGCGCGGATCATCTTCACGATGGAATCAAGTAACGGGTCTCCACCGGTATCGAACGAAAGCTGAACGTTGGCAGCGCCTCCTGCTCCACCACTTGCCATAGCGCTAGCGTTGGCTTTCGGGTACACAATGGACCCGCTAGGAAGTCTGACAGCCTCTTGTCCCTCTTCGTTAATGGTGGACCATCCACCCGATGAGGCACCACCCGCAGCGTGTGCAGGGAAGTTGAACGTGGGTACGCCGTTCTGATAGAAGCGTCCGCCGATCACTTCGTAGTTGAGGCGCACATTAGCTGTGTAGTTCTTAGCGAATCGATCACCAGCAGTTTTCGCTGTCTTGAAACGGTTTTCAATGTCTTTAATTTGCTTCTCTGTCAAGCCAGCAGCGCGGTAGGTCTCTCGCATAGCGGGTGTGAGCTTCCCGTTAAACGAGCCTGCCGCGTCGGCAGATTTGCCGGCAACATCAGACGCAGCCTTAGCCACATCAAGCAATGCCGCTTTAGCTTCAGGGCTCTTTTTACCGTGCTCTTTAAGCGCCTCGTTATAATCCTTCTGCTTTTGCGTGAGGTTTTGCTGAGCGTCAATAAGCCCGTAAATCGGATCGACTTGACCCTTGATGTACTCGTTCAGGTTTCGCAGTGCTACCTGTTGGCCTTCAGCCGTTATGGTTTGTTCCTGTCCTGCCCGGTTGGCTTCCTTCAGTGCGGCTGAATAACTAGGTAGCTGTGCTTCTACTTCCTCTGTAGATACCCCGAATTCCTTTTGAGATTTCGCCAGATTGTTAAACGCATCCTGCGCTTCGTCAGCACGTCCACTTTGGACCAACTGAGTCAGTGCCTCATCGAATGCCGTAACACGCTCACGTGTCTTCGTAAGCGATGTGCTGCTGTTCTCTAGTCCCGGTACGAAGTTCTCTAGAAGATCCTGCCCCCATCGAGCTACCTCGCGACGAGTGTTGTTAGTGTCAGCAAGGAACTTGAATCCGATATTGAAGTCTTCAAGATCCTTACCAAACACCCGTGTGATCTCAGAACCTGTATGCGCACTCTTACCGTATTCCTCTAGCTCGTGAGACAGCTCAGCTACTTGCGGGTTAAGACTGGAATCGAAGACGCTGGATACCAGTTTTGTAGCGCCGTAAAGAGCGCCGAATACAGCGACGACACCCGCCGTTGTCTTGGTAGCTCTACCGGCCGTGCTATCCCAATTGGAAAGTTTCTCTCTAGCGTTGCTGATCCCGTCTTTCAAGTGTGTCATTGCAACGGTAGCGAACTCACCCACACCCGAGAAGAAGTCAGTAGCCAGTGCGGCACCCTCTAGCGCTCCCTGATAGTTGGGTAGCCCTACCAGTTCGAAACCACTTCCCAGAGCGCCTAGCGAGCTTGTGAGCCCACTAGACGCGGTATCCAGTCGGTCTGTGCCCTCTGCTGTATCTGCTAGGCTGCGCTGAGTCTTCTTAGCCTCATCCTGTACGTTTTGAAGTACCTTCGTGCCTGATACATCCTGGCCTGTGACGGAAATAGCAACGTCATTCGCCATCGTCACTACTCTCTATATCGTCCATCGGAATGTCCGATGGGTCGACTCCCTCAACCACTGAGCGACTGATAATGATACGTAACCACACTGTGTATATCTGGAACAAGAAAGCAATATCTACAGTGTCGACACCTACGCGAGTAGGAGGAACCGAGAACCCTTCAGCGTCTTTCAGGTTCCAAGAAACTAAGTGCTTTGCGAATTGGTCTAGCGATTTGACTAGGTTTTCCCAATCCTTTTTGTTCAACTTACCCGCGCGTGCATCCTCCACATTGATATCTAGCGTCTTGGACGCTGCCCGAAGCGCTCCAAGTGTGTGCCGCTTCATCACTACCGAAAGCCCATTGAACGTGGGATCTGTGAAGTCGAGCCGGTAATTACCCTTGTACTGCTCAGGCAGCATCCAAGACGATTCCATTTTAGATCCTTAGCTCCATGCCGGAATTCCGCCATTGGCGAGCACGCCAGGAACACTCCAAGTGAACGAGCCATCTTGCGGACGGGTGAGGTTGTAGTCAGTCAGCAGTACCGTAGGGCTGTTGGTGGTACCGAGTGTCTGCCCAGAGATGACGAGACTGAACGCACGAGCCACACTCGAAGACGAGACAGTCTTGAACACGTCGTGAGCCAAGTTGGTAGCGTCATCAAACACGCCGTTCCAAGTGAACGAGAGGTCCGACAGCAACAGGATTCGCTCGAATGCCGACTTGTCGATACCCGTCACATCCTGCACAGCGCGCGGGGTAGCGAACTGGAAATTTGTAATGTCGTTCTTGATGTCCTTAAGGGATGCCGCGCTGTCGGCAACGGACATCGTTGTCCATCCCATGCCTGATTCTTTAGCCATGACTTAGCCTCTCTTCTGTGCGTCGTTCAGTTTGTCTAGCTGTCCTGCGCTGTGCTCTACCCAATGCTCTGGTTTGGTGTGCTGCATGTGCTCTCCGGTTGGATTGCCTCGCCAGTCTCCAGCACGCACTATGTACAGCTCAGGCCGCTCCAACGTTTGCTTGTGCTTCTGAAAGCATTGCTGTCCGGCACCAAAGGTGAACGTGACAATCGGCCCCTGTTCTACCTTCATGTATTTCCTGCCGCTAAAATCGATGATCCATTTCGCTTGCTTGGCACCCTCCACGGTAGAAGTGTCTAGTACCGTACGCCATCCATCACGATGGCGTACGCACTCTGCCACCCGGCACGAGACCGTCTTGTAATGCGTCTCTACGGGCGAGGCAATCTCGAACGTCTGCACAGCCTGAACAGGTATACGTGCCGGCATTCGCTGTACCCTATGGGCTCCCTCACGTGAGGAGACCAGTTGCAGATGTCTGTCCATATTAGAAGTTCACCGTTTCTGTGTTACGCACCACGATTACAGCGAAGTTCGCAACGGTGAAAGTCCCTGTGGTGACAATCCGCGTGTAGCGCTCGATGGCTGCGTTCCTAGCGGTCTGGATACGCTGCCACCCTGCTCCAGTTGCCGCAACGAACGATGCACCCGTGATATCTGCGAAAGCGTCTCCAACGCCATTGTCTGAGGAACCCTGAACCTTAACGGTGACTGATGTACCGGTGAAACCAAAGACATGTAGGTACGCCTGCAATCCAAAGTTGGTAGTTGCCGCTCCACTGTCGAGACTCGCGCCGTTGGTAGCTGTGGTGTCGGTACGTACGCCTAGTTGTGAGGCGTCGGTGCCCGTGGCCGTGTGGAGAGCCCCCCACTCCAATCCGAAACCGTTAGCCTGCGCGTTGATAGCGAAGGAAAGGCTAGCGGCAGCATCCCTAGCGCCGTCGTAATTCAGTTGCTTACCCACCATGGACGCGGCAGGGCTACCGATAGCGCCACCTAACTGGAGTGACAGCGCCGTGTCTGTGACCGGAAGCGTCTTGAACAGAGCGTGCTCCAACGTCGGATTCCAGTGTGCCGCAAGGGCCAGCGCTCCATCCTTCAGCGTAAGCAGACGCTCGAATGCGAATTTATCGATGCCTGTATTCTCGATGACTCCGCGAGGGCTACTAATGGTTCCAATCGAACCGATGTCGTTGGATACGTTGATCCCTCCAACATAGAGGGACATACCCATTCCAGATTTCTTAGCCATCTAGTTCACTCCCTGTTGCCACATGTCGCGTAGAACGATGGGCAGGAATATATCTCCAGCTCGATATATTGTTCCATCAATTTCAATGTATCCCATCGTTATACCGATAGGAGCCCCCGAGAACTGCCCCATGATATCTACATGAGACACCAACGGGTCCATATCGAAATCAAATGGAGCGTGTACCTGTCGGATGATCGACGCTCCAGCCTTCGTCATATTGATATCAACGATATCTCCATGCGTCCAGTCTGCCTGTTTGTCAACAGCCTTGTACATCCGAATCTGGTACGTCATAAGGGATGCAGTCATGTTGAGTCCACTGTAGCTAGGCAGTGCGCGGAGATCCTGCACCCACGTTGCAGCAGTCAGACCGCTACCGGGCGCACGCTTTGGCTCCTTCATCAAGACAGTCTCGAAGTAACCCGTACGCTGAATCTCCGATACCACAGCGTCAGACAGATCATCGACCCATCCCTCTGAGGCGTCCGGTAGTTCGTAAACCTTAGCCATTGAGGTTCCTCATCATCTTCCGGATGGGCTCGCGTAGGAGTTCGCTGCGCTCCGACTCAAGCCGATTCTTAGCTATGCGGAACATCCGGTAGCCCTTGAAGCGTGAGACAGCGTTCCGTGATCCGGTACCTTCGAGCCATGGACCGTAAACGATGCCTTGATCCCACACTTCGAGTCGGTTAGTCGTGAGTGGACGGACAGCTACCCGCGTCTCGTAAACAGGTGTACGGGTTTTGAAGCGAGCCTTCGTAACGTCTAATACGAACTCCACACCCTTAGCCGCTAGCGTCTGCTCAGCGTCGAGTAGGAAGGCTTGGATGAGCGGTGTAGCACCTCCACCCTCAAACAGTGGCCCTTTAGCTTCCAGATTGGTACGTACCGTGAATCCGTTTCCCATGACTAAATCGCTGTCTTCCGGAGGTTCCTACCCCATGCCCATCGAGTCTTATCGCGCATGTCCGCGATCCCATTGCCCACAGCCTCTCGGGTGGAGCCCGCTTGACCCACGACACGTGCGTACAGCCCTGCATTCTGTGCCACAGCGACGGTTGCCTCAGCTAGGGCCAACTGCTCTACCTGAGCCGGGTAGCGCTGCACGAGCACTGGAGTGCTAAGGCTGTGCGATGCAGCCTGCGTGCCGAACGCACCACGGTATACCGTGAAGGAATTAGAGACATAGATAGGTGTCCCTGATTCGTGTTCACAAAGGACACTGCCGTTTGCCGCACGCTTCACAGTCACGCTAAACCCTGTGATAGCAACCACCTGCATAAACTCTCCGCCAATTGACAGATATTCATACAGGGAAACCTTTGCAGTGTCAGCCATCTCAACGACGTTAGCTGACTGCTTACTGTCCATGCCGGACAACAGGACGGAACCTGAGGTAGCCCATCCTCGTTCCAGCACCTGCATACGTTCGTCGCCAATGACTAGCGATGAACCCACACCAATAGGCATTTGGTTGGCTTGCGGCGTAACAGTGATGGTAGGTGTCGAGTCGTCTACACCTACAGCTAGCGAGCCACCGGCACTCGTCATGTCGACTACTCCCGCGAGGCCACTCACCAGTACAGAGCGCTGTGGAGAGAGACCAGACGAGAACGCGGCCGCGCTCGCCCGGTTGATTTCGATGTAGTCGAATGGTGGGTCTAGCGTTCCATCGGCCCGGTAGAGCAGATAATCGCTAGGCGATAGTTGGACACCGCCACTAACGATGCTGTCGATTCGGACGAATGAGCGATCGTTCAGATAGATACGCCACGCCGCTGCATACTGGGCATTCGGCCAATCAAATGCAACCGTGGAGAGTCCTACTGTGAATTGTCGGTGTAGCTGACTGTCAATGCTCCCACTTGCGGACTGTATCTCTCTGTCTACCAATGGCGCGATACGTGTACTCTCGGCCACTTCAAATGACCGGAGCACACTCTCACGCGTGGTGTACCACGCTTGCATATGGACACTCCCGGTTGCGTTCTACGGACGTACATGACCATGTATATTCAGTTGTATTTATCAGCTATTCACAGCCTAGATCACCTTTGAGATCCTGCATGTTCGCTGCGAGATCCTTGCCTGACTTTGTGGATGGTGGAGACTCTGCCCATGAATCCGTGAATGTCGTAATTACCTTGCACCATTTTTGGTTGTTATAGGCCACATACAGCACCCCACCAACCCCTAACACCACACTTACTAGCAGTGTGATTATCGTGCTATAGACGAGACTAGATGTCCACTTAGCTCTACGCTTCAGCTTGGTTACTTGCCTTGTGTCAACCATGTGACGAAACATCCTGTGAGGAGTGAGAGTCCGTATCCTGTCGCTGAGAGGGAACCGATTGCGATGGAGATTCGGTAGTAATGCCACGTACCTTTGCCAGCAATTCGGGTAGGTGTGACAAGCCTGCCCCCGACACCATCAGCGTATAAACTATCAGCAATTCCCACGTTACGTTGTGCGTCTGCTGATACACGATTCCGGATAGCCCAAAAACGAATAGCAACATATCTTTGATTATGGTTGAAACTTTTATGTATCGGCTTTCTATCGCCACGCAACGCCAGTCCCTCCCAAAAAGGGGCCACGCTCATCTGTAGTGAACATGGCCCCTCTTCCTGGCTTCTGCTAGTCGAAATCGCTCGTTGTGTGCCGCACGCGCGGAGCCCGCTTAGTCGCCTTAGCTGGCTTCTCTACCGGTGTCTCGTTCGGGTCGAACTCATCGCCGAAACCCTCATCGGATTCCGTCTCCGTCCCGTGGATACTGCCATCCATCGAATCCACATCGGAGGTTTCCGTCTGCGTCTTGCTGGAGGGGCTCTCCGTCGTTGGGGCAGGCTTCAGGGGGTCTGGACTCTCTGAGGTCTCGTTCGCTCCGTCGCTCCTCGGCGATGGACCAGAGTTCCCACCATGAGATGACCGTTCACCACCCTTCTTATCCGTTGCGCCCGGCATCAATGACGCTCGCTTGATCTGGATAAATTCAGGTTCACGGCCATCCTCGAAGGACGGTCCGCCATGCTTTGAAATCTTCGGGGGCATTGCCTACTCCTTAGCCAACGCCAGACAGAAGGTTCTTCAGAAGTTCCGGAGCCCGCATACGGTAGAGACCCGTAACGATGTAGAGACCGGACACAAGCTGAGCGTTGGCAACGGTTGCAGCGATGTTGAACGAGAGCCAGCCGAAACCCGCGCTCAGGCTGTTCGTCTCCACCTCAACAACGTAGATGCCTTCCGACGCCGCGCTTGTAGTGAGCGTGACGGTTGCGGCAGCGTTCTGGGTAACACGTACCCACAGCTCATCATTGTCGAGCGTGGCCTCTTCCTTCTTGTAATACTCCGTGACCACCGGAAGAGACTGAGAGGTACCAGCAGCAGAAAGGGTGTGCTCCTGAATGGTGATGACCGGATCGGCACCCGCCGTGCCGGCACCCTTGTAGAGGACGCACATGATGTTGTTACCGCGTACTGCCTTGATGCGCTGTCCGGTAGCCGCGTCGGCAGTGTTGAAGTCGACTGGCGTGAACGCGGAACCAATGTCGAGAATGGACCCAAGAGCCTTCATAGCTAAGCGAATTCCTTTCGAGAATCAGGCTGCGAGAGTGACGAACGGGGAGAGGTCATCTCCGCCGTTGTAGGGGGTGATGGCGCTCAGGAGCCACGGGCGACCGTCAACACGCTCAACAACGCGCATAGCGGTAACGTCATTCTTGAACTTGAATTCCTCGGACTGGCGAGCACTCATGGCCTGTCGGTCGCCAATGAGGTACATACCGAAGTCCACAAAGGAGATGTCTGCGCGTGCGCCGGTCTGGCCAGCCTTCTCGGTCACGATGACCGGAGCACCCAACAGGCTGAGCGGCGTGGCACCCGGGCGACCCGAGAAGCCATTCAGCATAATGGGGAAGTCACCAACGGTCATACGGAGCATGTCCGGCAGTGCCTCAGGCGAGATCAGCCAAACGCCACGGTCCAGACTGGACGGCAGCATACGGGCGTACATGTTGGCAACATCGGCCCACTCGATGTTGTTACCGCTAACCGTACGGACAACGTCCACAGTGGCAGGGTTGTTAGCGTGCAGCACGCCGAGAGGCTCACCGACACCAGCACCCAACAGGAACGAGAGATCCTCGAACCACGCGAGAGCCTCGGGGAACATCTGGTTAATGAGCGCTTCCAACGACGGACGCGAGTCATTGATAAGCTCGTTCGGGATCTCCGTGTAAAGCGTCAGCTTGTGAGCTTCGAGCTTCACACGTGCAAACTTGGGCTGCGAATCCGTGAGGGTCGCACCCTCTTCGGTCCAGTAACCAGTGATGCCACCGAACACACTGGACACGTTGGAAGTGCTGTCCACCACCGGGAACGGAACCGACAGCGAATCCATCGGGATAACCCGCGCACGGCTACGGACGATGGCCTTTTCAAGCGCCACCTGTAGCAGTTCCGAACGCAGGATTTCCGGAATCAGGAAGCCACCATCGGAGGGCTTGATGCTCGACAGCGCGTTAGAAAGGGTATCGAGCTTGGCGTGCGTCTCCGGACTGATGTAGCCACGGCCGGACCCATCCACCAGCAGATCGGCAAGGCTCCCGTACAGCTTGTCATGCTGGGCGCCCATTGCATTCTTGTTGTACAGCGTCCCCTTAGGAGCCCGCTTGGCGAACGGGTCGAGGTTCAGCCTGCCGGCCGGAGCGCTAGCGCCGTGCTCCTTCAGGAAGTTCATCATTACCTGTTCGGCCTGCTCGCCAGCAGTGCCGTTAATCTCGGGGTGATCCTTGTTCTGAAGGTCCGAGTAACCCAGCACCAGACCCTGAAGGTTCTTTGGGTCGCTGTAAAGCTGGTTAACGAACTTCCGGTCTTTCAGCTTGTCCGCAAGCTCTTGGGAGTTACGGGGAATTTCCAGCGTAGTCACAGTTACAGACCTTTCTCAGCCATCGCAACGAATGCAGCCACGTTAAACTGACTGCTGTCTGCCGAAACCTTCTCTGGCATGTAGGGCTTAGGAGCCCGCTTACGGTTACCCCACTTGCTATTACGCACCTTGAACGGACGAGACATCAGAGCCTCAATGTCCAGATCAGACGTAATACTGTCCTCTGTGTCGTCTTCCTCCGGAGGAACGGGGTTACCGTCCTCATCTTCCTCTAGCTCGACTTCGAGCCCGCCACCTTCACCACGGGTCGACTTTGGCTTAAGGAAAATCGAGTCAGCTAGGCCAGCCTCAACAGCTTCGTTAGCCATGTACCACGTTTCCGCGAGCATGGCCGTACGCCAATTGCTAATGGCTTCCGGAGACTGATCACCGTTCCGATAGGAGTAAATCGAAGCGATGTTATTAGACTGCCTATCGAGGAACGTTTGCATTGCCTTCATGTCAGCCGCATTACCAGTGATGACACCGATTGCATCGTGAATCATCAATTGGCTACCGGGCATCATGACAATTTCGTCTCCACCCATGGCAATAATCGACGCGGCACTAGCCGCAATACCGTCAACGTGCACACGGACATGAGAAGGATGAGCCAGCAGTGCATTGTAGATGGTGATCCCATCGAACAGCGCACCTCCGGGAGAGTTGATCCGGATGTTGATTTCATCGGTATCGATGTTGTTAAGGTCTGTGACGAAATCGCTAGCGTTAACCCCGAACGAGCCCCCGATTTCCTCATAGATAAGAACCGTGGTTGAGGACGGAGCGTCTTCTTCCTTAGGGTCCTCTTCCTCTTCAGGGTCCTTATTGGGATCTTCCTCATCAGGCTTACCCGGTACCGGTGGCGCTTTCTCCTCATCCGCATTCAGGATGCGATACCAGGGAAGAGGCAGAGCAGCACTGAGCTTGTTAGCTAGCTGAGGGTCCAGAGCAGACAACCGGGCGAACGTACGCTCTCGCATTTCTCGGAGAGCGACAGTCGAGCGTGACGCTTTCACGTAACCTCCTCTCACCTTTCCTTGACTACGAGTCGGAAAGTCTTATCTTCCGTCCGACCCTGGTTAGTGGTAACCCGTGTTGTCACCTGTGTGTACTCCCCA